CTGAGACAATAGACGATGTTACTGTTAAATATACCGGATATTGGAGTAAACAATTAGAATCTACTTCATATGGGCAAATGGTTTTAATGTTAGATACTACAGGACTGATGGGTAATGTAGGTAAAAGGGCAGCTTGGATAAAAGCAATAACAAGTTTTGAATAATGGGAATACCTAATTTTTTAAGACAAGCATGTGTGCAAACTGCGGTTTATTGGGGGAATCCTGTGTCTGATGGTTATGGTGGCTTTACATATGATGATCCTATTGAAATAGAATGTAGGTGGAGCAATAAGCAACAATTAATATATGAAGCTAATGGAACTCAATTAGTATCAAGTGCGAATGTTCATTTATTACAGGATGTTGATTTAGAAGGATTATTATATTTGGGAACAATAGATGATATTGAAGATTTATTTGGAGATAGTTCAGAAGATAGTAGTGGAGTATGGTATGATCCTAAATTAATTGAGACTGGATTATATATCATAAAAAAGTTTTTAAAAACTCCAGCACTTAGATCAGAATCTCAATACACTCGTAAAGCAATATTGACAGAATGGCGTTAGTAACTACCATACATGGATTTGATAAGGTTATGACTAATCTTAATGCTGAAATACAAATGATGACAAACAGGAGTATGGGGGGATTGATTCAAGGAGCACAATTGGTGTTTCGTGATACTGAAAAAACACCTCCGTTGACTCCAGTTGATTTTGGTAATATGAGAGCATCCAGATTTATAGTCACTGCTAAAACAATTCCCAGAGGTCGTTCAGCTAGATTTAAGGATGATATAACTGGGCAATTATCTGTAGATCATTTTTCAACTATTTCAGAAGCCCAATCTATGGTAGCTCAGATGTCAAATATTTATGGTAAATTTCTTATACTTGGATATAGTGCTCATTATACTTTATTTGTGCATGAAAATTTAGGAGCATCATCAGAAGAAAGATACAGATATGGACCTGGACCTGGCAAAAAACGATTATACAAACCACGAGCAGGTGCTGGTCCAAAATGGTTTGAAGCATCATTTAAAAGAAATAGTGGCAATATAGTTGCTCTTGTTCGCAATAATGCTAGAATAAAAAAATAAATGATATGAACGCAAGTAGTGAAGATATAAAAGATATGTTGGTAGCTGGTTCCTTAGGATTAACTTTTGGTACTAATTTATTTATAGGCAAAGAGGAAAAAACACCAAGGAATTGTGTTACTATATTCGATACACCTGGATTTGCTCCAGATTTGGGGCTAGTTAACCAGGGGTATGAACGACCATCCATTTACATAAGAGTAAGAAACTCAGATTATATGACTGGATGGGCTTTGATTGAAAATATAAAGACATTGTTACATGGCCAGGCACAAGAGACATGGAACGATACTTTGTATAGTGTTATCTATTGTACGAGTGGACCCGCCCACTTAGATTGGGATGATAACATGAATGCGAGATTTTTTATTAATTTTAATTTGCAGAGACGATCTGCGTAAAAAAGAAGGAGGTTAATATGGCAAGTTTAGCTGTATCCGGTGTAGGCACAAAATTCCAAAGATGGGATGGTGCCGCATGGGCTGATATCGCTGAAGTGAATTCAATTCAGGGACCAGGGATGTCTAGAGAAACAATTGATGTTACCTCTTTAGATTCAACTGGAGGTTATCGTGAATTTATCGGAAGTTTTCGTGATGGAGGGACAGTAGTTCTTTCAATGAATTTTATTAGAGCAAATTATGATTTGTTCAAAGAAGATTTTGAAAGTTCTACACTTGGAAATTATAGAATCCATTTACCTGATATTGAGGAAACATCCGTAGAATTTGAAGGATTGGTAAATGAGTTACCATTATCCATACAGCCTGATGATAAGATCACATGTGATGTTACCATTAAGGTTAGTGGCGAAGTCGAAAGCGATTCAGGCGAAAGTGCTGGATTGGGAATGTAGACAAAAAATAAACCTAATCAGGGTATTTTTTTTAGTATTAATCAAATATTTATAAATCATGACACTATTAAGTAGAAGTTCGTTGTTAGCAAAAGAAAAAATTGAAATTGTAGAAGTTGATCTTGGTAAGGATGAAAAGGGTGATCCTCAGTCAGTATTTGTTCGTCAAATGTCTGGAAGAGAACGTGATGTTTGGGAACGGTCATTTGTTAAAGAAATTAAAGATAACAGAGGTACTGTAATCGGGCATGATCAAGCTTTTGAGGATTTTCGGGCAAAACTTGCTGTAGTTACCGTGTGTAATTCAGAAGGGATGTTAATATTAAAACCAAGTGATGCTCCAATTTTGAGTCAAAATATGAGTGCAGCTACATTGGAAAAGATTGTAAATGCAGCTCAAAGATTAAATGCAATTACAGAGGAAGACAAGGAGGCAATTGTAAAAAACTCAGAAGCCGACCAAGTCGGCAATTCCTCTTCAGACTCTGCTTAAAAATAGGAGTCATTCATCCCGATCATTTATTAGATCAATTGACTTCAAGACAATTATCTGAATGGGAGGCATATGATAGAATAGACCCAATTGGGGAATATCGGGATGATATTAGATTAGCTTATTTGAGTACATTAATTTCTAATTTAACAATCAGTGTTCACGGAAAAGCTGGAGCAAGATTCCAGAAATTAGAGGATCATATGATTGAATGGGATTTGGGAAAAGAAAAACCAGTTCAACGTCAAAGTGTAGAAGAAATGAAAAAAGCACTTATGTCATTGGCAAAGTCTCAAAACAGTAAAATTAAAAAAGAAAGTGATCGGTGGACTAGAGAGAATAGACCACCCAAGAGATTTAGGAAAACAAATATGCTAAGGTTATGAACATAGGAACGATGATTGCAACGCTGGGGGTGGATACCAAGGGATTGGTAGCTGCCAACGCTGCTATGACTAATTTTCAAAAAAGAACTATTGCCTCTTTAAATACCATGTCTCAAAGATTTAGGACTTTTGGATATTTAGCAGGAGCAGCAGTTACTTTACCAATGGTGATGGCAGGGAAGGCTTCATTTAATGCAGCGAAAGATTTTGAATTTGAGATGCAGAAGATTGTTGGGCTGACTGGCGTTGCTCAGGGAGAGGTAGATAAGTGGTCTAAACAGTTATTGAAAATGGGTCCAAGTTTGGCAAAGGGGCCACAGGAATTAGCAGAAGCGTTGTACTTTGTTTCTTCATCTGGTATACAAGGAGCAGAAGCGTTGGATGTGGTTAGAATTTCAGCAAAAGCAGCAACTGCTGGTTTAGGTAAAACTCAAGATGTAGCTGACGTTTTAACATCTTCTCTGAATGCCTACGCTGGGACTGGGTTAAATGCTACTAAAGCTACAGATATAATGATTGCTGCCGTTAGGGTGGGTAAAATTGAGGCAGATCAGTTTGCTTCAGCAGTGGGTCAGGTTATTCCTATTGCCTCTGCTATGGGAGTGGAATTAGATCAAGTAGCAGGGGGAATGGCAGCGATTAGTTTGACTGGTTCTACAGCATCTCAAGCAGCAACTTATTTAAAAGGTATATTTAATTCATTATGGAAAGAGTCTGAAAAAGGGAAAAAGTCACTTTCAAGTATGAATTCTAGTTATTCTGAATTACGTCAAATTTTAGGAAATCAAGGACTTGTTCCATTATTACAGAAAATTCGGGATATGTCTATGGAATATGGAGATACTTTAGCAAGTAGAGTATTCCCCAATATAAGAGCATTGACTGGTTATTTATCCATAGCAGGAAAGAATTTTAAATACAATACAGAGATAATGGATCAGGTGACAAATTCAGCAGGTTCATTAGCAACTGCTGTATCTGCTGTGGCTCATCGTTTTAAATTTAGAATGGATGCTGCTGTAGCACTAGCTCAATCTTCAATGATTTCGTTAGGTAAATCGGTTGGTGAAACGGTACTTCCGTTATTTGAAAAATTAGTAAAAACTTTAGAAAGAGTAAGCATTTCTTTTGATTCTTTATCTGATGCTGAAAAAAGACATAAAATAAATATTGCGTTATGGGTTGCAGCTGCTGGACCAGCAGCATTAGCAATTAGTCTTATTGGATATTCCGCGTCAGCATTAATGGCTATATTTGCAAAATTAGCAAAGTCTTTTATATACCTTGGACTTTTAACTCGTGGATTAAGAGGTAATTTTGGATCGTTGAAGGGTGCTATGCTTATGAACGCAACACTTACTAAAGGATTGACCAGAGCATTAACAAATCCTTATGTATTAGCTGCAGCTGCTGTTACTGCATTAATCATTGGATTAAAAAGATATCAAAATAAAGTTAAAGAAATAGCCAAGGCACATGATCTTTTTTATACTTCTACAGTAAAAGTGAATGGAGAATTAAAAAAATTAATGGATCTTACTTCTGATGATATGGCTGATATGACTGGTCCAGCTATTGATAAGACAATGATTCAAACTCGTAATGCATGGATTGAAGCTGAGAAGAAATGGCAACAATTAGAAAAAAATAAGGCATTGGGTTGGAAAATAAATCAGAGGGCAAATTTAAAAATGCAGCAAGCAGAGTATGATAAAATCACTCAATTAAAAGCAATATATGATGAATTATCGGAGGCAAAATATACATCTTGGAAACAAGGACTTGATGAGAATAATGCTACAACGATGGATAAAATTATTGCTGCTAATTTTAAAAATCAAAATATTCATAAATTAATTCTTGAGCAATATGATGCAGAATTAAGAGCAATAAAAAGAGTAACAAAAGAAGCACAACTTTTAAAAGAGTTACAATCAAAAGAACCTATTAGTTATAGAAAATTATTTTTAAGTACAGCAGGAATTGACAGAACATTTGATCCATTTGTTAATTTAGAAAATCAATATGCAAAAGGATTAATTACATATAAAAAATTTTTAGATGAGAAATATCGTTTAGATGTAATAAATGCGGGACAAAGTACAGCAGCTAAAATGAAAGCTGAAACAGAATATATTAATAATATAAGAGATTTAAACAGAAGTAATATACAATCATATTTACAATCAACATCAAATGCAATTAGTAATATAAGTTCCTTAATTGAAGCAAGTAAACAAAGGGAATTGTCAGCAGTAGGGGATAATGCAAAACAAAGAGAAAAAATAGAAAGAGAGTACCTGCGAAAACAGAAGGGATGGGCTATTGCCCAAGCATTAATAAATGGCGCTTTAGCTGTAACAAATATGATTGGTAATGTTCCTTTATCTGTATTAAATCCTGCTACTTGGGTTGGTATAGGTGTAGCTATGGGGTCAGTAGCAGCACAGATAGCAATAATATCAGGGCAACACTTTAAAACAGGTGGTATAGTTCCAGCTGGATACCCGGGTGATTCATATCCAGCATTATTAACATCTGGTGAAGCAGTAATACCACCTGGTAGATTGCCTGAATTAAATCAAACAAGTGGAGAAGTGGTGTTTAGAATCCATCAAGATGAATTAGTGGGTATTCTTCAAAAAGCAGCAAAGAAAAACGAAACATACTAATGGCATACGGATTAAGATACATATCAAATTTTTATAATTTACATGGAAAACTTGTTTCCGTGAAATTGTCTCAAAAAGATTATGGGTCAGGTGAAGAGGGTATATTAGTAACAGAAGATGAACAATGGTTGATAACAGAAGAGGGTGACCCAATAGAAATAGTGGTGGAATCTTCTTCATATACTAATATCAGAACTCAATCTGTTGAAATTACAGTTAATTATCAAAATGATTTAACTCCTGTAGTTGGAACTGGAGCAAAAATAGTTATTGTAAATACCGGTGATTTTGGAGACTTTAACGATTTATTAACTGCATATGAAAGGGAGTTTAAATGTGTGATTGAATGGGATGGGGAAGTGGTATTTGAAGGATTTGTAGTTTGTGATCTTAATGAGCAAACCGCATTGGATTGGTCTATAATAACTATACATGCTACAAATTATTTACATAGATTAGAAGATGCATATCCCACAGAGGTTGAAAATATAAATGAAACATCAAGTTTAATTGATATAATTCAAGATGCTTTAGGATTGACAGATTTAGATTATGAATTATATGTTAATTCGACTTTATGGGAATCACAGATGATTGAATTTGGAACTTGGTTAGCACAAACATATGTAGATAATTCTGTATTTTTTAAAAATCCCATAGAGTATGATGATGGGTATACTATGTTGAATAAAATATTACTTCCATTTAATGCTTTTTTATATTCCTTTGGTCAAAAGTGGGTGATTGAAAGATACGAAAATCTTACTAGAGTGGGGGATTGGGCACTTTA